TTGAATTACATTATAATGACATCCACTGACATGTTGTAGTATTATATAGTCTGTAGACTTGTTAAACTTAAACAATTGGATAGTCTTCGTATTCTCACTGTTACTTTGCGTCATAATAATAATATTCATCTTAATAACATCAGGCGTAACAGTAATAGCATATTCATCAACCCAATATTTATTATCAACTGGGTGATCTGGAGGTATCTTAGTACCTTTTCCATCATCCAACTGCTTCGCCAAAGTATATTGTTTATATATCTGTCTCCTTACATCCTCCTGCTCGGGCAGCTTGTAATTAACGTCCCGCAAAAACCGCGGCCCATCATCATTATTAAAATGCTCGTCAATCCATCCTTTCATTTCAGAGTTATTCTTAAAGATATTTATGTACGCTGCGGATTGTTCGTCGTTTGTGCGCGTCTGTTCTTCTTTTATATTTCTATCGACAGCATCTGCTAACTTTTTTCTTAACTCTTGATAGTTTTTTCCTCGTAGACCTGGATTATCACTTTCCTTACTATATGAGATTGTATCCGTAGCCCGAGCATATTGTACAGCCCTAAAAAAACAATGACCATCACCTCTTACATTAACAAGTGTATAGCGCCCGGACCCTTTAAAAGAGTTGGGCGGGGCGTCGTCCCGAATATTTTCCATAATGCTATCAAAAGCAGCATTTACTATTTGTTGAGCAGCAGGAGCAGGATCAGCACCACTAGCAGGTTCAGCAGCAGGTTCAGCAGCAGCAGGTTCAGCATCAGCAGGTTTAGCAGCAGCAGGAGCCTCAGCAGGAGCAGCAGCAGCAGCACCACTAGCAGCAGAAGTTTGAGTAGAAGGAGAAAGTCCTAATAGTTGTTTTAACACATCACCATAATAAATATCATAATTATTATTAATTTTATTAGATCGACTATTAACATAAGTAATGAAATTTAAAAGTAAAGTTGGTGGGTTATTAATTCTAAATACTATATATAAAGGATCGTCAGAAGGAGTATACATTATATTTAAATTTTTAGTTAATTCATCATTAAAATATTTTTGTAAGTCTTGAAAATTTTTTTTATCATTAAAAAATGCTTTATAGTCAGAAAGATATATATCATCAGATACTAAGTCTAAACTTTTCGCTCGCGCTGTCCTTGTCTCCATGTTTGCTAACTTATTAGTAATTAGCTTTTTAAGTTCCTCATTATTAGGAGGAATACTAGTAGGTTCTTCAGCAAATAAATCATCTTTTATCATTTGCCAGCATAAAAAATATAAAAATATACTTTTTAAATTTTCAAGTGTTATCTCTTTGACTTCTTGAGTGTTTTCAAATTTAAAAAAATTAATTGTTTTAATTTCAATTTCTCTCATATTATATTAAATAAATATAATATATGTATACATATAATAAAATGCATAAATGTACTAAAAAAATAGATGAAAAAATAGCATTTAATTTATGGAAAAAAATATTGAACAAAGACGTAGAAAATATTAAAATAAATATACCAGATAACTTAAGTATAAGTAGCATGGAAGATAGTTCAATAGAAGATACAAATGATTATAATAGTAATAATAGTGTAGAAGAATATGAACTTCAGTATAAAAATGAAAATATAAATATAAATAGTGATGAATTAATAAGACAAAGTAAATTAAAGAAACTTAGTTTACATGCTATAGAAAATCATATAAATAAATATTATAATGATGATAATCATTCAATGTCATCAGCATTAGATATACTAGCAAGTTATCTAAAAGGACAAAAAACAATATATATAGAAGCAAAAGAATTAACAGAATGGAGATTAAATTTATTAATGTTTCCAGCATTATTATTATCATCAGCAGCATCTGTAGCAGCGGAAAGTTTTGAATGTTCAAATAAATATAGATTAATTTTATGTATAATAAATGTTAGTGTATCATTACTACTAGCAATAATAAATTTTTGTAAATTAGATGCTATATCTCAAGCACATAAGACCTCAGCATCACAATATGATACATTACAATCAAGTGTAGAATTTTTATCAGGATCAATACTATTATCACTAAAATCAGAATATGATGATAAATCACTAATATTAAAAACAGTAGAAGAAAAATTAGCATCAGTAGAAGAAAAAATAATGGAAGTGAAACAAACAAATCAATATGTAATACCTAGAGCAGTAAGAATATTATTTCCAGTAATTTATAATACAAATATATTTTCAATAATAAAAAAGATAGATGATCAAAAAAAGAAAGTATCAACTCAGTTGAAAAATATAAAAAATGAGATAAGATTTATAAATTTAATACAAAAAGAACATAGTATGAAAGGTGAAGTAATGTCAAAAAAATATCGTTTACGAATATTTTTATTATTTAGTGAAAAAAAAAATCTATTACAAGAAGTTTTACTATTAAAATCAGCATATTCACTAATAGATCAAATGTTTAATCAAGAAATAAAAAATGCTGAAAAAATAAAGAGTAATTCAATAAGATATTTATGTTGTAAACCTATATATGTATCAGGAAAATGTTATCATTCATCAGTAAACTATATAGATAATATGTTTATAGATCCAGAAAAGATAAATAATTTTTTAGAAAAATTAATAGATCCATTTAAATGCAATGATGGTAAAGAGCTGAAAATAAACAATGAAGATACTTTATGGTTTAATAATGACGATCAAGACTGGATAGATAAGAATTTTAATAATAATAATAATAATAATAATAATAATGATAATGATAATGATAATGAAATAGAAGATAAAGATAAAAATCAATTAGATTTTTAAAAAATTGATAATATAATATATTGAATATATTATATTGAAAATGAATAATAAAGACCTTGTAGATTTATATTTACAATCTTTATCAATTAAAGAAAAACAATCATATGAAATAGCAAAAAGTCAGTTAGGTACATCTTTTTCATTAGAAAAAAGTATTGGTTTTATAGAATTTTTAAAAAATAGACCACCGCCAATAGTATGTAATAAAGATGAAAGTATATTACCACCAAAACCACCAACATAAGTTTTAAAGAAAACCTTAATTGATCTTTTACATAGTTTTAAATTTTTGATATGATATATCTTCATAATTTAAATTATTATTAACATTATTACTAGTTTTTTCACTAAATTCAGATAATTTACCAAGATATTTAAATTTATTATATTGTTGCTTAAGTAATATATCTGATTTACTATTAGATTTTTCATTTTTTTTCATATTATAAGATTTGAATGTAGCAAATACATCATTATTTTCTTCTTCTATTTCTTTAACTTTTTCTTTTAATTTTTCATCATATTTTTCTAATACTTTATGTCTATTATTAAATTCAGTATAATAATTTGTATATATATTTTTACAGTTAAATTGAAGTACATAACCTCTACATACAACTTCAAGTAATCTATTTGATATATGTTTATCCGAATAATATTCAAAAAAATCAGTATTTTTATTATATTTCATAATAATTTTTCCACTAGGTGTTTCTTCTGTAAAAACATAGTTATCAAATTCAATATCTTCAATATTTTCTATATCTTCTAAATTATTAATTTCATCAAGAGGATATTTATTTTGAAATTCTTTATATACTGATTTAGATATAGAGATATTATTTTTATAATTATTATTATTAAATTTATGTAAAAAATAAGCAACAATAGCAAATGAAATAGAAAAGCTAGTAACAAATAATCCCGATGAATATAATAATATGTAGATCATAATTCTTAATAATATAGTTATTGTTATATTTATATTATTAAAATTTTACATATTAAAATTATTTTATTTAAATTTATCAAAAGTATTAGGGTCATAAGGTAATAAATTATCAGGATTTATTATATCTAAATTCATATTTGTATTATTATTCTTTATTAAATCAAATTTTTTATTTCCAATAAAATAATAAATTCTATTACATAAAAATCCTAATGGAGATTTAACATAACTATAAACATTCTCTATAAAATTAATATGTCTCTTCATATCATTTGTATTTGGAATAATATTATTATCTATTTTTTGTAATATAATATCTAGTTTATTTTCAATATTATTTATCTTATTATCTAAATTCTCTATTTTTTCATTTATTTCTTTAAATTTTTCATCTATTTCTTTAAATTTAATCATAATTTAATTATATGTATTATATAAACAGATGATAAATATATATACTTTTATTTTTATAAATTTTATCGTAGGATTTATATCAGATATAATTTTAAATGATTTATCAAAATCATCATTTATAAATTCACCTATAATAAAATCGTTACAACCATATTTCAAAAAAAAATTAATAATTGAAGCAGGATTTTATGCTGGATTAACTGTAGTATTAACTTTAATTCCTATTTTAATTTTACATAAATATTTAGTACCATTATTTGATATACCTGAATTAATATTATTAATACTATTAGGATTTATAATAGGATATATAATCGATATATTAATTGAAAAATTAGATATATTTGGAGCTTCATTACATCAATATTATAAATTAGCAGGCAGTGGTTTTTATGGTGGATTAGCTATTGTATTTAGTATAATTATTAGCTATGTAATTCAATTAATATTTATAGATGGTATTAAAATATTACCATTTACACCATTAATATGTAATTAAAATTAAAATAAATAATTACCACTAAAACAAGCATTACAAAAATTATTAGTAGATAAATTTATATTTTTTATTTGTTCTATATCTAAATATAATAAACTATCTAAATTATAAAATTTTATCATTTCATCTACAGACATTTTATTAGCAATAAGATCTTCAATATCAGCAAAATCAACACCATATGAACATGTATATTTAATTGGAGGACAAGCTACTACAAAGTGTATTTCTTTAGGATTATAAGACTTAATTAATGTTATTAAATATTTTAATGTATTACCTCTTACTATACTATCATCTATTAATATAATTTTTTTATTTTTTATATCAATAGAAATTTCATATTTTTGTTTACATGCATCTAATCTCTGTTTATTAGTTTTTAAAATAAATGTTCTAAGATTATAATTATTTTTACGTTGTAAAAATTGTTCATACTTAAAATTAGTATACTTAGCAAAAGAAGTACCATATATAAGACCTGAATTTGGTATACCACATACAATATAATCATTCGAATTGTTATTTATAGTTTTCAAATATTGTTCAGCTAATATTTTACCTATATATTCTTTAAAAGTTTTAACATATAATGTATTTATCATACTTTCATCTTTCATAAAATATATAAATTCAAATATACAAAATTTATAATTAACATCATTATATTTATATATATTTGAAATTTCTAATGATTCATTATCTATATGTATTATTTCACCAGGCTCAACATCATTATGTTTTAATTTATTATCTAATGCACATGACTCTGATGCTACATATATATTATTGGAATCATAACAATAACATATAGGTCTAACACCAAATCTATCTCTACATATATATGTAGAATTATGTGTAGATATAAGTAAACAATATACACCTTCAATATTTTGAATAATATACTTTATTATTTCTAACATGTCATTATTTTTATTTAACATATATTCAATAAAGCCATATAATATATATGTATCAGTTACATCATCATTACTAATAGTATAATTAAATTTCTTATTAATTTTAGACCATATAGAAAAAGGTATATTACCATTATGAGCAAGAGAAAAATTATATTTATATGATACTATTGGTTGTGTAAAATGTAATTTTTGTAAAGAACCTGATGTAGAATATCTTACATGACCTATCCAATTTTTTGAATAAATAGTATTATTAGAATTATCTAATAAATTCTCATTTATATATTTATCTTCTATAATTCCAATATATTTTTTATTATTTACAATTTTATCATAAAACCATGATATACCAAAACTTTCACGTCCTCTATGTTGTAATTTTTTTAAATTATAAAGTACTTCATTTGAGGTATTATATTTTTTAGATATAATAGAAAAAATACCACATTCTGTTTGTATCATTTAATATATAAGTATAGTGTTATCTATATATTTATACTTTTAATTTAATTTTACGCTCTTCAAATAAATCTTTAACTTCATTTTGTAAATCTACTACTTTAATTTTCTCAAAATTTTTATGTTTAGAGTCTGGATGTAAACATACTAAATATAAATCTTTAATTTTTTTATCATAATTTTTTTCTAATAATGCTTTATATATATTTAATTGTAAGGCGTAATGCCAATAATTTGTATCAGGTAAATGATTAATAATTTCATTACTACTATATTTATTAAAGTTATTTACTTTCTTAATTTCTTTACATCTTTTCCAGTCATATATAGATAATGTACCATCATCTTCTTCATAAACCATATCAATTGAGCCAGCAAATTTGAGTTCTTTATCCCATACCATCCATTCTGTACGATATGGTTTAAGATGCTTATGATATTCAATATAATTTTTAAAATATTGATATTCTATTGAATCATTTTCATTAGGATTCCCATTATAATAACATTCAATATCATAATGCATTTTTGTTCCAGCTTCAGCTGCTTCATCACGATTTTTATCCCATAAATCTTTAATTTCTTGCTTATTTTTACCATAATATTTATTATGTCGCCATTTTTCTGAATTTTTCATCATATTATCAATAATTTTATCCGCATCAAAATGTTCAAAATGACTATGTACAAATGTTGTTACAGATTTATAATCAGAATCACCATCTATTGTATATATATGTGGTCCTTCATCAAAAGAAATATGATCATCTCTTACATGATGATTTTTTGTCGATAAAAAATTATTCATACAATAAAAAATATATACATATATATTTTTAATTCAATTTTATTATTTTTATACTTTTAATATTAAATTAACACTTTACAATATTACATGCACGAAATTTATTATTTAAACTAAACTCAATCTTAGTATCCATATCAAGATCTAGTAAAATATTATCAATATCTAGTTTAGTTCTATAAGACATTTGATGCCATTTAAAATAAATATATATAATATCTTTTTTACTTTTTGTAATCTTACCTACATATCTATTTTCTTTAAGATTAGTATATCCAAATTTAGATCGACTAATAACACTAATAATTTTAGCCATACATTTATCTAATTTTTCAGGATTAGAAATAAGATTAAATGTAATATAATCACGATGAGGAATATATCTTTCTGGAATATATTTTTTAAATAGAAATACAAATTCAACCTTAAATTCACCTTCATCATTAATATGTTTATAACACACTACAGCATTTTTATCATCAAAATTATATACAACAATCATACCAATTAATGGAGAGTTATTCTTTAATGCTAGTCTATTAATATGAGCAATTTTACGCTCTTCATAGTGATATTTAGCAAGAAATTTACGAATTTTACTCTGAAGCGAAATAATAGATGAATCAGTCATATTAAATTATTAATGTATATATATCTAAATATTTATTTCAATTTTTTTAGATATATATATATATATATATGGGTGTTGAATCAGACAATTTATACATAAATGTTCCTATGCCTTCTGTTAGTTTTATTAACTTTTTAATTTCACTTTTTTGGACACTATTAAGTTTATACGCAATATATTTATCATTTAAATGTAATAAAGGTGGCTTTAATATTGGTCATTTCTTAGCAGCATTATTTTTTGCTCCATTTTATGTAATATATCAATTTGCTAATAATTTCGAAGATTGTAAGTAATCACCATATTTTTTAATAAATTCATTTATATATTTTTGTGGAATATAATCAAATGATATCAATTTCATATTATGTAAATAATTATTATAAAATGTTTCATTATTTACATCACAAAATTCTTTAAATGTGGTAGGTTCATTATAAAAATTATCTAAATTTTTTTTAAAAGCACGCATAACTAATGTATTTTTATTAAATATTGATTGAATATTATCACTTTTATCTCCACATACAGCTTTTATAAATAAATCTTTATATGGATCTCCTGTAGATTTTTTTTCACCTACTTCTTTAAATTTTAAATTATATAAAAATACATACTGAGTTTTTAATTGTAAATAATCATGATCATTTGTAATAATATAAATTATTTTATCATTTTGTATTTTTTGTATTTCCTTTACTGCTAAGGCAATACAATCATCTGCTTCTAAACAATTAAGTTGTAATATATTATCAATATATAGTTTTTCAAATAACTTATTTTTCATTACAATTTCAAAAAATTTACCAATATTATTATCATTTTTACGACCATCTTTATATAGATCATGAAATTCATTACGCCATATTTGACTTCTAGGACAATCTAATCCAATAACAATTTTATATGGGTCTTTAATTTTTAACTTTTTTGGAATCTCTAATATATTTTTTTCAAATAATTTTATAAATTTCTCTACAAATTCTGTATTTTCATGTAAATTATCTATATTATCATCTTTATTTTGAAATTTCCACCAATTTAGTAAAGCATAATATCTATAAAAGATATAATAACTACCATCAATAAAAATTAATGTAGACATTTATCTTATAATTATAATTCTATAATTATATCAATTTTTTCTTATATTTTTTATTTTGATAATTTTCAATATTATCTGGTTTATTAAATATAATTGGTAAAACATATGACATCATAAATGAAATAAATATACATACTAAAGTAACATTAAACGCATCATTTACATTATCAGACCATCTAGTGATTCCAAATAATCCACTTTCAGATTTAGAAATAGCATTAATTAATACAAATATCCAATCGATAAAAGCCCATATACCTAAACCACCGAATGTTAATAATTTTAACACACCTAATCCAATTTGTCCAGCATACATTCTATCAATACCTAAAACACCTAATCCTAAAAATGATATAATAATTAATACAATCTTGCTTTTAACATTTTCCTCAACACCAAGTGATTCCATTTTATATTATATAAAAATATTAAATAATACTATAGTTATGATTGGAATAAGTGAAAATAAACTAGATAAAACTGAAAAAAATAAAATGATAAAAGAGGGGCCATGTATATTTCCCTTTAAATATAAATGGAAAACACATAATATATGTTATAATACTGAAAAAGGACCAATTTGTGCTACAGAAGTAAATGAGAACCAAACTTTAAAAAAATATGGTTATTGCTTACCAAAAAAAAATACTAAAAAAAAATTGAATAAATCATCTGAAAAGTCTACAGATAAAGATATAAAAATAAGTTCAGAAACTAGTGTAACTATGGAAAAACCTAGTCCACCTTTTAATGACGCATTTATATATCAACTTACATTATTAGAAAATTTACAACACAAAAAAAAAGAAAAGATGCGTGCTTTAGCATACGCAAAAGCTAAAAAATCTATAAAAAATTATAATAAACCTATTAACTCCATTGATGATATAAAAGATTTACCAAATATTGGTAAAGCTACTATTGAAAAATTAACACAGTTTGTTGAAACTGGAAAAATAGAACATCTTGTTAGAGAAAATGTATATGAAGAAGAAAATAAAAAAGTAGGAGAATCTACATTAGTAGAAATGTTTACAAAAATTTATGGAGTAGGACCTAAAAACGCAGAAAAAATAATTAAAGCTGGAATAAAATCAATTGATGAACTACGTGAAAAACAAGAAGAGTTTTTAAATACAAATCAGAAAATAGGACTAAAATATTATGAAGATATAAATCAACGTATTCCACGTAGTGAAATAGATGAATATTCATCAATATTTAAAAGATACTTTGATCAGGCTAAAACTGAAACATCACAGTCTGATGCTTTATTTGAAATTGTAGGTAGTTATAGACGTGAAGCAAAAGATTCTGGTGATATAGATGTAATTATTTCAAATAAAAATAATAATAAAACAGTATTTAATAAATTTATAGATTTATTAGTAGAAAATAATATTATACTACATAAATTAACAGATGGTACAAAACAAATAAAAATTCTTGTTGTTGGTAAATTAGATAGTAAACCAGCAAGACGCATAGATTTTATGTATACAACAATTGAAGAGTATCCTTTTGCTATATTATATTTTACGGGTAGTCAAGCATTTAATACTGCTATGCGTCAACACGCTTTAGAACAAGGATATACTATGAATGAACATAGACTTGAGAATACAACAACTAAAAAAAATGTAACCAATATAGAATCAGAAAAAGATATATTTAAATTTTTAAATCTAGAATATGTAGAACCAAAAGATCGTATTGATTTATCATCATTAAAAATTATTGATACAAAACCTTCAACTAAAAAATCTGATGAAGAAAAATCACCAGAAAAATCTGATAAACCAAAAGCTAAAGTAAAATTAAATATTCGTGACAAATTTGTAGAAGAATTTAATAAAAATGGTATTGAATTTTTAAAAACACAGTCTGAGAAAGAACTTTCTGATTTTATTAGAAAAGCTAATTTATATTATCATACTCATTCAAAACCATTAATTAGTGATGATCTTTATGATATTATAAAAGAATATTTTGAAGAAAAATATCCTGATGCTTCTGTTTTAAAAGAAATTGGTGCTCCTATTGAAGAACATGAAAAAAATAAAGTAACACTTCCATATGAAATGGCATCTATGGATAAAATTAAACCTACTTCAAACGCATTACCAAACTGGTTAGAAAAATATAATGATCCTAGTGAATATATTGCTTCAGTAAAATTAGATGGTGTTAGTGGTTTATATGTTAGTAATGGAGCTGGAACACCCCAAGCAAAACAACAACTATTTACAAGAGGAAATGGTAAAATAGGACAAGATATATCTTATTTATTACCATATTTTAAATTACCTTCTACTATTGATATTGTTATTAGAGGTGAATTTGTTATATCAAAAGAAAATTTTCAAAATTTTGATAATAAAGCAAATGCACGTAATGCTGTAGCTGGTATTATTAACTCAAAAAAAACAAATCCTAGTGAATTAGCATTTGTTGATTTTGTAGCATATGAAGTAATTGAACCTAAACTGAAACCTAGTGAACAATATTCATTATTAAAAAAAATTTATAAGGATAATGTATGTCAATATACCATATTAGCTAATTTAAATAATACATTACTCTCTGATTTATTACAAACATGGAGATCACAATCTAAATATGATATGGATGGTATTGTAGTAATACATAATAAAATTTATGAAAGAAAATCAGGTAATCCTAAACATGCGTTCGCATTTAAAATGGTCCTTACTGATCAAAAAGCTGAAGCAAAGGTTGTAAATGTAATTTGGAATCCATCTAAAGATGGTTATCTAAAACCTAGAGTACAAATTGAACCTATCCAACTTGATGGTGTTACAATACAATATGCAACAGGATTTAATGGAGCATTTATAGAAAAAAATAATATTAATATTGGTAGTGTTATTGAAATTATTAGAAGTGGTGATGTTATACCTCATATTACAAAAGTTATTAAACCATCCCAATCACCTAAAATGCCTGATTTTCCTTATAAATGGAATAGTACACATATTGATATTATGCTAGAAACACCTAATGATAATATAACTGTAGTAACAAAAAATATTACACAATTCTTTGATGGAGTCGATGGACTAGGTCCTGGTAATATTAAAAAAATAATTAACTCTGGTTTTAATAGTGTTTCAAAAATTATAGGTATGTCTAAAGATGATTTCTTAAATGTACAAGGTTTCAAAGAAAAAACAGCAAATAAATTATATACAAATATCCATGATAAAATTGATAAAATGACACTACCAGAATTAATTTCAGCTTCTAATGTTTTTGGTAGGGGGTTTGGTGACAAAAAAATAGAATTAATATTAAATACATATCCTGATATTTTAACTTCTGAAGATTCATCAAATAATAAAATAGAAAAACTTATTGCTATTAAAGGTCTAGCTAAAAAAAGTGCTGAAGGTTTTGTTGATAAGATTTCAGATTTTATTTCATTTATTAATGAAGCTAATCTAAATAAGAAATTAAATTATACACCACCTAAAAAAATTTCTACTGATCATATTTTAAATGATAAAATTATTGTCTTTACTGGTAAAAGAGATACTGATTTAGAAGATATTATTAAAAATTTAGGAGGAACTATATCTAATGATATGAAATCTAATGTTTTTGTTTTAATTAGTGATGATCCAGATTCAACATCATCTAAGATGAAAGTAGCAAAAGAAAAGAATATTCCTATTATGTCTATAAATGAATTTAAATCTAAATATATTAACTAATTTATACAATAGATTGTCTATCTGTATCTAAATCTGTAATTTTTTTTACAAAACAAGCAATTCCACATGGTACAATTACTAGTGCTATTACTGCACTAGTTGTTTGAATACAAAATGTAGCAAAAGCAAATTTCCATAAATTTGTATTTACTAAATTATCGCATGATTTATCCCATAATTCAATACCACCCCATGAAGCAAGACCAGCATCAATAAGACCTAGACAAATAATAATACATATAGGTGTAGCATCAGCATCACTATTATTTTCTTTTTTATCTGTATGTTTCACACTTCCATGTAGAAATCCAGTAATTAGTGTAGCTAATACATATGCCCATAATTCTGATTTACTACAATCTTTACATTCTTGATAATATCTAATTAAATACATAATTCCAAAAACATAATAAGCAACTACTCCACCCATTATACTAAACGTACTACATGTAACACATGTAGTTAAACAACATGTTGTAACTGGAGCATTTTCTTCTTCGACCATATTTAACTCTACAAAAATTGAAACCTATCACTTATTTCAATTTTTATAAATATAAATATACATATACTATATAAAATGGCATATCGTGATAGATTTCCTCCAGCTGAAACATTAAGAACTACAAGTGCATTACCAGAAGATTTACCAACTACAGTAAATGAATTAAATGTTTTAAAAAATAGTTTAGCACGTGATGTTCAAAATATACGTGAACATCATAATGAGGCTAGACGTTATTATTGGTTAGGTAGATATGAACAATATGAACCAGTTTTAAGAGCTACTTCTATAGATTTACAAAGAGTAAGTTCAGCATTATCAGTAGCAAAGAAAATTGCTTCTACAGCAAAATCAGAATCATTAGCTGTTCGTGATGCTATTCCACCTAGTCTTGAAACATTATTATCTGCATTAAATGGTACAATTGTAATAAATCCATTATTTAATGATATTGCTTCTGAACAAGGTATTGATAAATCAGGATATCTTAAAGATGATAAAATTAAAATAATAGTTAAATTTTATCATAAAAAAACAGATTTATTAAAAGATGCTTTAACACTTAGAATTAATACATTAGAAAAGAAAGAATTAAATAGTACTCTAAAAATGTTAGCTAGTGATAAAATTAGACTTTTACCCCCTAATGAACTAAAATCATTGAAAACAAATGATTCAAAAAAAGAAAAAATATTAGCAGTTATTGATAAAGAAATATTATTAGATGCTGCTAAAAGAGGTAGTAAAACAGCTGATGGTAGTAAACGTATTAAATTACCTCCTAGAGCTACTGATCTAATTGAACAATATGTAGGTACTAAAAAAGCTGGAATTAAAAAACAAAGAAAAAAATTAACATATAAAAATAAAAAATAAATATATCTACTTACATAACCCATTACCTAAAAATCCAGCACCAATAAGACCAATAATAAAACCTATATGACATCTACTTTTCATATGTTTATACATTTCTAACCATTTTTTTGTTTGATCATTAGAATGTAAATGTAATAACATATAATCTGATTTTGGCATTAATGTATAATAAAAATAATTTGTAAATCCTGATATCATTACTACTGTACATATAATACTCATGTTATTCATCATTTTTTTATTATTATTTAACATTATAACACCAAGTGATATAATTAACCCTAAAACATAACCTTCAACAAATAATTGCTTTCTTTCATTCACAATTTTTGCATAGGTATATTTTTGTTGTTGAGTTAAACTATTTACTAATTCCTCATTAATTCTATTTTTATCAGTACTTAATACTAATACTAATGAAGAAATAATAAATCCTGCTGCTATTGTACAATTTGTTATACAAACCATTATATTATTTATATATATAATTTATAATAATAGACCTTTTATAAAAAACATATAAATTATCATCATTACAAATACATATTTTAATACATATTCTATTAAATATGTAACTATTATATAATAATATATACTTTTTGTCATTTATATATTATTTATTATTTTTTTTAAATATATCATATACTTTTTCATATATATTTTCCTCTAATAGTAAAACTTTATTTATATATAATGAAATATCCTTTTTCTCACATTCTATTGTAAAAATATTTATTAGTTTTTTATGAATATTTTTAATAATTTTGTCACTATGTTCTCTTTTAAATTCCTCCCAATTATTTTTTATATTAATATATATTTTTCTATTTTCCTTTTTCAACGGCGGTTTATTATTTTTTATAAAATTTTTAATAAATACTGTAAAATTATTTATTAACACTATATTTAAATCTTCATATGTTAATTCTAACATACTTAGGTATATATCTAAGTCTATTTCTCTATTTTCATTATTATTATTATTTTCTAATATTTCTATTCTATTTTCTAATTTTACTATCTTATCCTGTAAACCTTTTACTAATTCAATTAAGTTTTCATTAGTAGACATTTACATAAATTTTATAAAATTATTAAAATCAATTTTTATTCCATATAATTTTACATATTAAAAAAATTTAATATTCTTTGAATTATTGATAGTTGCGGTATAAATGTTTGATCATTAACATTTTCTATATCTCTATTCATTAAGATACTTCTATTTGTTTCCATATCTCCATATATACTATTTAATCTATCACGACGATATAATTCATTAAATGTTTCTTGCCAATTTACAGGTGTATTTGTAGGTATTGTATTAGTAACTATTGTATTTGTTGGTCTTGATATATCAATTATAGGTGTCATACTTACTATAGCATTACGTCTTGTTCTTGTAGGTCTATTATTTATATTAATATCATTTTCAAATGTATTATGTATTATTTGAATATCATCTGAATCAAAACTATCCATTGCTGCTAATATTGATAGTATTTGTGTTCTACTTCTTGTAGGTCTTATAGATCTTCTAGTTGTAAAATTATTTCTATTTAATGCATTCCATCCTGTTAATAATCCAGCATCAGAATAATGTATTGTCATAGAAAAATCTTCTTCATTACCAAAACTATCAAAAGAACTATCTATACTACTATACTCATTTAATGGTTCACTACGACAAATAGGACATGGTCTATTACTCCATTTATCTATACAAGATTGACAAAAAAAATGATCAGTTTTACATTTATATGGTCCTTTTTCTAATTCTTTTTCTTCAAAACATATTTGACATGTCATTATATACTATAATAGTAAATTAATTAGCTAATTCATATCTAACTATTTTTATAACTAATTATATTAATTATATAATTAAATATAAAATATAAACATTGTTTATAAAAAACAATATTAGAATTCTTAAATATATTAAATACACATGATGAAACAGTCTTATAAACTATGGTTTCATTTAATATATTTTTATTATATGAAACATCATAATTTGTATATTTATTTTTATGATTAGCCTCATCAATATCTATAAATTGACCCCATTGAGTTTCAGTCATTTTATTTATGTTATTATTTATACTTTATAATATTTAATTATAAAGTATATTCAATTTTTATATAAATTTATTATATAAATAATGAAAAAAACACATTGTATTACAAAAATTAATGGTGATAAAAGAAAACTATATTATAAAAATACTGAAACTAAAAAATTTAATAAAATTTATGTGGGTAAAAAAGGCGCGTTATACATATTATCAAAAAAAAATAATAAAGTAAAAAGACGTTATGTTACATCAAAATGTCGTAAAGATACAGCAAAAACATCTATGTTTTGGTTAACTGCTAATCAATTAAAAGTATATAAAACTTTGAATAAAAAAAAAGATGCTTATTATTATAAACATCTTGCATAATCATCTTTTTCTTCTTTTTGTCACTTTCTTTTTTTTACCACTCTTAGTTGATAATTTTTTAAAATATCTTGGATTATTTATAAATCTTGGATCTTCTTTTGGAGCTTCTCCATTATTCATATTAGATTCAAAATATAAATTATTATATAAATTAGTTAATTCATCAGAATTAAGATGATAAATATATGATTCTATAAACCATGGAAAATGCGGATTATTTTCTGTATCATATCTTGGTAAATCAATATGTCTAGAACGACTAGTATCTTCTATTTGTTCATACATATAAGAATTATTCATATAATCATCCCAATGTAAATATTCAAAAAATTTATCAGTAAACTCATCTGGACCAAGCTTATCTAAATTTCTATTAGAAAATCCTAATAAAAATTTTTGTAATTCTTCTTTTGACATAGATTTTATCCAACTTTCATATAATGATCTCCATAAAATAGTATTTAATCCATCTCCTGATGACATTTTTAGTTGTTGATAATTTCCCATTGGTCTAGTTAACCATGCTGCCTTCATAGGCGTATCCTTTAATGCTACTATAAAATGTTTTAATAAATCTTTATTTTCTCCATCTCTATGATCTATTCTTTCTTTAATCCATCTTAATATTCCATCAATTTTTGCTGTTTTTGTCATTAATTTAGCATCACGTATAACTATTTTATCTTCTGATTTTATAAATTTATCTCTCCATAATTTAAAAGTTTTTTTATATTTTTTTTCATCTTTTTCAGCTTCTAATTTTATAGGACTAGGTATCTTTTTACGCGTTTGTGGCGAAAGTTTAGAAATAGCTAATGTAGATAATTTTAGAGGTTTAACAGTTGACATGTATTATTATATATATATATATATATGAGAAAATATAAAGGCGGAACTACTTATTTTAGTACAGTGCCGGCACGTGCTGCTCATAACAAAAATAAAAAAGTAGTACTTAGACGAGTTGCTCGTTCTTTAAGTTTAGATGAAGCAGCATTACTTAGATCTGATCCAGATAAAAGCCCTAGTCAGGCGGCCGCACAAAAAATACAAGCACTAGTAAGAGGCAGAATAGCTAGAACTAAAAAAAGACAAATTGAAGCAAACTTAGCTGTATCTACATTAAAACGTAGTTTAGGTATAGCACCATCAGCAAGTATAAAAAAATTTTTAGCAGGAAAAAAGAGAAAATCAAGAAAAAGTAAAAAAAGTAAAAAAAGTAAAAAAGTAAAAGGTAAAAAGTAAAAATTGAATAAGAATAATAAATAATTAAATAGTGACAAAAATGTCTTGTTCAAATAAAAATGTTCAAGATATTGAATCTATTTATAGTAAACATGATGACCAATTTAAAACTATTAATTCAAAAAATATAGATAAATATAATAAACTTGTCACTACACTTTTTCAGTTTTATATTTCAAATAAAGAAAATATAAAACCAAATTCAGATTTTAAAGAAAAATTTAATAAATTATATGGTAAATTACAAAAACGTGGTGACATAATTGTAAAAAAATCTTTTATTGTATATATTTATCAAAAATTAGTAAAAGAAAATATACTACCTAATGATCCTCAATTCTGGTTATATATTCAAAAATCTCCTGCTCGTAATGTTTCTGGTGTAAATAGTTTTGCTCTTCTACTTTCACCTCATCCTAATGGTCAAGCATTTAGTTGTAAACATAATTGTTACTATTGTCCTGATGAAAGTAGAAAAAATGGAGCAGAAGATGATATGCCTCGTAGCTATTTAAAAAATGAACCTGCTGTAGCACGTGGATTTCAAAATGGATGGGATCCATATAATCAAATGATGAATAGGATGAATAGTCTTTTAATGCAAGGTCATGAAGTAGATAAATTAGAATTAATTATTGAAGGTGGTACATATACAGAATTTCCTAAGTCGTATCTAGAAATATTTCATCGTGACATATTTTATAGTGCTAATACATTTTATGATATTGAACCTAAACGACAACCACTAGAATTAGAAGAAGAAATTTTTATTAATAAAACTACAAAAGTACGTATTATTGGTATTTGCATTGAAACACGTCCAGATGCTATAGATGATGATTGGATTAAGTTTTTCCGTAATACAGGTACTACACGTATTCAACTAGGTGTACAACATACAAATAATAAATTACTAAAAAAAATTAATCGTGGTCATACATTTGAGCAAGCAGTAGAATGTATTAAATATTTAAAAAATAATTGTTTTAAAGTAGATATTCATTTAATGCCAGATTTACCAGGTTCTACACCAGAATTAGATAAAGAAATGTTTGATATTGTATATAATAGTTCTATTATTCAACCTGATCAAACTAAAATTTATCCTTGTGAAGTAGTACCATGGACAGTTATTAAACAATGGCATGAAAGTGGTAAATATACTCCTTATTCTGATAGTAATCCAAAATCATTAGTTGATGTTATTACTTATGCTATGACTATTTGTCCTCCATGGGTTCGTATTCCACGTATTGTACGAGATATTCCACTTACATATATTAGTGGTGGTAACACATGTATGAATATGCGACAAGTAGTAGATGATGGATTAAAAAAAAGTGAAAAACTAAGTGGGGATATTCGTAGTAGAGAAATTGGTAGACATCTTGAATATAATATTTTTGATTCAAGATAT